GAACGATTGCTTGACGAGCTCGCTCGTCTGAAAGGAGAGTTAAGAAATGGTGACAATTAACAAGCTCGAGATCGAGAACGTCAAACGCGTTAAAGCGGTCAAGATCGAGCCGTCAGCGAAAGGGCTGACAATCGTCGGGGGAAACAATAACCAAGGAAAAACAAGCGTATTAGACGCGATAGCGTGGGCCTTGGGTGGCAATAAATATAAACCCTCACAAGCACAACGCGAGGGGTCAACGATTCCCCCAAGCCTTAAAATCACGTTATCGAATGGCCTTGTCGTCGAGCGTAAGGGGAAAAATAGCGATCTAAAAGTTATTGATCCAAGCGGAAACAAAGCCGGCCAAAAATTGCTTGATAGCTTCGTTGAAGAGCTGGCCCTCGATCTTCCAAAGTTTATGGAGATGAACGACAAAGAGAAAGCCTCAACACTTTTACAAATTATCGGCGTCGGAGATCAGCTTGTCCAACTTGAGATGGAAGAGAAAACCAAGTACCAAGAGCGACATGCGATCGGCGTCATTGCGGACCAGAAAGAAAAGTTTGCCAAAGAGCAACCGTACTATCCAGACGCACCGAAAGAGCTCGTCTCGATTGCTGATCTAATTCAGCAACAACAAGAGATCCTCGGACGCAATGGTGAGAACGCCTGCAAACGTCAGAATCTAGCGAGAATCGAAAACGACTATCAAGGCGCACTTGCAAACGTTGAGCGTCTGGAAGCTATGCTCAAAGAGGCTCGAGAAAAAGAGCAAGGACTTGCGCAAGACTTGGATATTGCTCGCAAAGATACGCAAGATCTGATCGACGAATCAACGCAAGAGATCGAAGAGAGTATCGCAAACATTGAGCAGATCAATCTTAAAGTTCGGGCGAATCTTGACAAAGACAAGGCCGAAGAGGACGCGAAGGGCTACCGCGAACAGTATCGCGAGTTAGATCTTGTGATCGAAGGAATTCGCAAACAAAAAACGGACTTACTCACAAATGCAGACTTACCGCTTCCGGGGCTATCCGTGGAAGATGGCGAGCTCTTATACTTGGGTCAACGTTGGGATAATATGTCCGGATCGCAACAATTACAAGTGGCGACGGCGATCGTTCGCAAGCTCAAGCCAGAGTGTGGCTTCGTCTTGATTGACAAGCTTGAGCAGATGGACCAAGTGACACTAATGGAATTTGGAGCATGGCTAGAACAAGAGGGCTTGCAAGCTATCGCGACGCGAGTCTCAACTGGTGGAGAGTGCTCCGTCATTATCGAAGACGGGTACAGCGTTGCACCAGAAAGTTTTGAAAATGTATTTTCAAACGGGGCAATGAACGGCGCACTAAACACAATCGCGCCAACTTGGCAAAACGGTTTTTAATAGAAAGAAGGAAAAATCATGAAAAAAACAGAAAAATTTATCGTTATTCGTAGCAAAGAAAATGGGTATTTCTTACAGGAGTATGAAAGCAATAATCGCGCTTTGGCTTATAGTGCGAACTGGACCGACGACTTGCGAGACGCTGCAAACAATAGCGTAGAATCTATTGAAAAGCAGGGTGATCGTATGTATAAAGTCGCCGAAGCGTTCGAAGGCGAACTGCTCGAAGTTACCGCAACGTATGAACTCAAAACGCTCGACGGTAAAGAGCCCGAAGATTTGACCGAAAAGATTGAAAAAGGAAAACGCAAAGGCCTCGAAAACCTTCTTCGTGGGCTCTTAGAAAGCAATTTCAGCGAGGACGACGAGGAGGACTAAAAAAATGCAAATCACAAGAGGAAGGAAGGCACGGGCTCAAAAAGTCGTGATCTATGGCCCGGAAGGGATCGGAAAGTCTAGCTTCGCGAGTCAATTCCCGGATCCGGTATTCATCGACACCGAGGGTTCAACCGATAATATGGACGTAGCCCGTATCGACAAGCCTACAAGTTGGGCAATGCTCAAGAACGAGATCGCGTTTATCAAGGCAAACCTGGGCGCGTGTAAGACTCTAGTCATTGATACAATCGATTGGGCCGAACAACTCGCGGTCGATTATGTATGCGCACAGCACCAGAAAAACGGGATCGAAGATTTCGGCTGGGGCAAGGGCTATACATACGTTCAAGAAGAGATCGGGCGTCTATTGAATAGTTTGTCCGAGCTTGTGGACAACGGGATCAACGTCATTTTGACAGCTCACGCACAAATTAAGAAATTTGAGCAACCGGACGAAATGGGATCATACGATCGCTATGAATTGAAGCTCGGACAAAAGACCAGCTCAAAGACGGCCCCGCTGGTAAAAGAATGGGCCGATATGGTGCTCTTTGCGAATTATAAGACAATCGTCATGACCACAGACACAGGCAAAAAGAAAGCCCAAGGGGGCGAGCGTGTTATGTACACGAACCACCGGCCAGCGTGGGACGCAAAGAACCGGCACGGATTGCCAGATCAGCTTCCGTTTACGTTTGAGAGTGTGGCCCATATCTTCAACGCACCAGCTCCTGTACCAACTGAACCGGCGCCAGCTCCACAACCAGAGCCCCAGCCACAACCCCAGCCACAACCGGCACCCGAGCCACCAAGGCAAAACATTAATGAGCAATTACAAGAGGCTGCTCAAGAGGTGGCCCAAGAAATGGGACGAGCTCCACAAGCTGGGCTTTTGCCACAAACACTAATTGACTTAATGACACCGAACAACGTCACAGAAAACGAATTGCAAGAGGTCGCTTATATTCGCGGGCACTTCCCGATGGGAACACCGATCGAAAACTTCCCGAGCAATTACTGGGATATGATCGTCGCGAATTGGGACGCCACACTGGACGTCATTCAAAACCAAGTCCGGAAAGATCCAGAATTACCCTTCACGGTGTAGATTTTGGGAATTAGAAATCATAGCAAAATATAACGAGGAGTATCTATGAAAGATAAAACTATTAAAATCGATTTGTCGAAAATTGCAAATACAGCCTTACAAGAAAAGGTTGACAAAGAACTTGAAAAAGTCCTTGAGAATATTCTGGACCTCAATACAGAGGCTAAAACAACCCGTAAGGTCACGATCACACTAACGATGTCAACTGACGATGAGCGAACTGTTGTAAATACAGGTATTGAAGTTAAATCCACTTTGGCACCGCAGAAAGGTGTCGCAACAACTGTTATTGTCGGTCGCGACGACAATGGTAAAATTCACGCTAATGAGCTCAAAAGTGGTATTCCGGGTCAAACTTACTTTGATGATAACGGAGACATGAGAACCGACACTGGCGAACTCATCGAAAAGATCGAAAAACAAAGTACAAATATCATTGATTACAACAAAAAGAAAGCGGGTAACTAACTATGACAGAAAATCTCAAAGAAGCATTATCTTACACAGTCGAACTAGCGGGTAAAGAAAACAAAATCATTCGTTCAGAAACTGGGAAGGAATATTTTGATGGCAATAAATATAGCTTACAGGAACTTAACCCTCGTAAGTACGCACCTATCCTTGAGCTTCAGACACTCAAGAGTCTTGTCGATTATCTCAAATCAGATAATGACTTAATCGGTAGCCGTAAACTTGTAGTTGTCGTGGACAGTTTCCGAGAAGTATCTGTATATGACCAAGTTGATTTTGAAAATGGCAAACGTCCTCAGCTTGTGTCTGTAAGAGCATCTGTACCAGTTATTCCGTTTAGCAATTGGCGCGACCAAGAAGAATTTAATATCATGTTGCAGTCTATGTTTATCGATGATGCAGACCGAAATTTAGTCTTGGATTTTGCCAGCCATTTGAAAATCGAAAAAGGCGCAGAAGTACAGGACAATGGCATCAGTCAGATGGCGACAGTTCGCGATGGTGTAGCAAGTCTAGCGCAAGCTAAGACTCCAAATCCAGTAACCTTGCGACCATATCGTACTTTTAATGAAGTAGAGCAGCCTGCTAGTCAATTCATCTTCCGAATCAATAAATTGGCGAACCTTGCTCTCTTCGAGGCAGATGGCGGTAAATGGAAATTAGAAGCCGTCGAAAGCATCGCAAATTATTTAAAAAATGAACTTGCTAGCAACAAAAAAATTACTATTTTAGCTTAAAGGAGAGAATCATCATGACACAACAATTTAATAACAACTTTGAACGCGAATTTGGCTGGGACGACACGATCCAAAAGGACTCAGAATTTGTCATATTACCCGACGGTTTATACTGGTTCACAGTTAAGGAATACGAGCGCGGACGTCACACGCCGAACCCTCAAAACCCCGGCAAGTTGCCAGCCTGTCCTAAAGCGACAGTTCATCTTCAAATCGTAGCAAACGAAGGAGAAACAGAACTCCGTCACAACTTATTCTTACACAGCACAACAGAGGGAATGCTTTCAGCGTTCTTTGGTGCTATCGGGCAAAAACGTAAAGGCGAACCGCTTCGCATGGACTGGAACGCGATCATCGGTAAAGTCGGAGTATGCAAGGTTGGATCTCGCGAGTACAACGGAAAGAAGTACAACGAAGTGAAAGGCATGATCTATGCTGAGGACGTGGACTATACGAAAGTATTAAATGCGCAACCGGGACAACAAGCCCCGGCGTACCAACAACCAGCGCCACAATACCAACAACCGCAACAACCAGCACAACCAGCACAGGGAGGCTTCACAGGAGGGCCGTTCTAATATAGGAGGTTCTAAAGTATGGAGTTAAGACCCTATCAACAAGAGGCACGGGAAGCCGTTCAAAAGGAATGGGCAGAAGGGCGAAAACGAACCCTTCTCGTCCTTCCGACTGGGACGGGAAAGACCGTCGTATTCTCAAAGATCATAGAAGATCAAGTCCGAGATGGGAAGCGCGTGTTAGTCCTCGCTCACAGATCCGAGTTATTAGATCAAGCAAGTGATAAGCTCAAGACCGCGACGGGCCTCGGCACAGCGCTAGAAAAAGCTGAAAGTACGTCTATAGGTTCGTGGTTTCGTGTGGTCGTTGGATCCGTCCAGACTATGCAACGGGAGAAACGTTTAAGTCAATTCCCGCCCGACTGGTTCGACGTGATCGTGGTCGACGAGGCGCACCATGCGATATCTGACGGGTATCAGAAAGTGCTGGGTTATTTCAAAGACTCGGAAGTTTTGGGAGTCACAGCAACGCCAGACAGAGGAGATATGAAAAATCTCGGATCGTACTTTGACAGCTTGGCTTATGAGTATTCGCTCGTACAGGCGATAAAAGAAGGCTATCTTTCCAAAATTAAAGCCTTAACGATTCCGCTCGATCTCGATCTTTCAAGCGTGGCAATGTCCGCAGGAGATTTTAAGGCGAGTGACGTTGGAACGGCCCTCGATCCGTATCTAGTACAGATTGCGGACGAAATGGCCAAGTATTGCAAGGACAGAAAAACAGTCGTCTTTCTTCCACTAGTTAAGACAAGCCAAAAATTCCGCGATATCTTAAACGAGCGAGGCTTTAAGGCAGCCGAAGTAAACGGCGAATCGAAAGACCGGGCCGAAGTGCTCGAGGACTTCGAGAAAGGACGTTACAACGTTCTTTGTAACTCAATGTTACTAACTGAGGGCTGGGATTGCCCGTCGGTTGATTGTGTGGTCGTGTTAAGACCAACAAAAGTCCGGGCGCTCTATTCGCAGATGGTGGGACGTGGGACGCGTCTCTTCCCCGGGAAAGAAGAGCTTCTTCTTCTCGATTTCTTATGGCACACGGAACGGCATGAGCTATGTCGCCCGGCTCACTTGATAAGCGAGAGCCCGGAAGTGACTAAAAAAATGGTCGAGAATATGGAAGAAGAAACGGGCGTCGTGATTGACCTTGAGCAGATGGAAGTTAAGAGTGCTGAAGACGTTGTCGCAGAACGTGAAGAAGCCCTTGCAAAACAACTCGCAGAAATGCGGAAGCGCAAGAGAAAGCTCGTCGATCCGCTTCAATTTGAAATGTCAATTCATGCTGAAGATCTTTCGAGCTATATTCCGAATTTTGGCTGGGAGATGGCCCCGCCGTCTGAAAAACAACTCAAGGCACTCGAGAAGTACGGTATTTTTACCGACGAAGTGGGGAACGCCGGAAAAGCGAATCTCTTACTTGATCGCTTGAACAAGCGCAGAAACGAAGGGCTTTCGACACCGAAGCAGATCCGCTTCCTCGAAAGTCGAGGCTTCCGAAATGTCGGAATGTGGAACTTTGAGAGCGCAAGAAATATGATCGATCGTATCGCCGCTAACGGGTGGAGAATACCGCACGGGATCAGAGCGAGCGAATATGTACCAAATTAGAAAGGAAGGGCATGAATAACGAACGAGAATTTGACCTATTACCACTATTAGACCATATAGACCCTTCGATTCTATCTTATCAAGAATGGATAAACGTCGGAATGGCCTTAAAACATGAAGGATACACAGCTTTTGACTGGGACGAATGGTCCTTACGTGATCCGGCCCGGTATCGTAAATTTGAGTGTTTCAAAAAGTGGGACACCTTCAATGAAGAAGCGGGCTCGATTGTGACAGGCGGGACGATTGTCCAGCTCGCGAAAGATCACGGCTGGGTGAACCCGTACTCAAGCGACAGCGAGGGAGCTCACGAGCTCGACTGGAACGATACAATCGATCGGGACTATCGCGTTATTGATAAGAACTGGATCGAGGGGAAAGAGATCCATGAGCCTACAAACTGGAACCCAGTACAAGAGATTATCAAGTACCTCGAGGCCTTGTTTGAATCGTCTGAGAATGTCGGATATGTCACGGAAAGCTATCCAAAGGTAAACGACGAAACGGGCGAAATAGAGAAATGGCTTCCGACAAAAGGAGCGTATGACCGGACAGCTGGACAACTAATCGAGCAACTTTCCAAGTGTAACGGCGATATTGGAGCCGTCCTCGGGGACTATCACAAGGAAGCGGGCGCGTGGATTCGCTTCAATCCGTTGGACGGTAAGGGGGCCAAAAATGAGAACGTGACTGATTATCGGTATGCGCTCGTTGAATCGGATAGCATGAGCGTTGAGAAACAAAACGCGATCTATAAAGAGCTTGAATTGCCGATCGTGGCCCTCGTATATAGCGGAAACAAGTCCTTACACGCTATCGTGAAAGTGGACGCGGGCAACTATGACGAATATAGAAAACGCGTCGACTACTTATATAAGATATGCCAAAAGAACGGGATATCGGTCGATACACAAAACCGCAACCCGTCGCGCTTGTCCCGTATGCCGGGATTCGAGAGAAACGGCCAGAAACAATTCCTTGTCGATACAAACATCGGGAAGCGTAACTGGGAAGAATGGTATCAGTATATCGAGGACTTAAACGACGATCTTCCAGATCCGGAAGGGTTGGGCGATAGCTGGGACAACCTCCCAGAGCTTGCGCCAGAGTTGATCGAAGGCGTCCTTCGCCAAGGGCACAAAATGCTGATCGCTGGGCCGTCGAAGGCTGGGAAGTCATTCAGCCTAATCGAAATGTCAATCGCAATCGCAGAGGGCAAGAAATGGCTTGAATGGAAGTGTACGCAAGGTAAGGTCCTATATGTCAATCTTGAGTTAGACCGTGCGTCATGTCTCCATAGATTCCGGGACGTGTACGAAGCAATGGGGCTTCAACCAAACAACTTACAAAATATTGATATCTGGAACTTGCGCGGAAAGACTGTACCGATGGACAAGCTCGCGCCGAAATTGATCCGGAGATCACTCAAAAAGAACTATATAGCCGTCATTATCGACCCGATTTATAAAGTCCTTACGGGTGACGAAAACAGCGCGGACCAGATGGCACACTTTACGAATCAATTTGACAAAGTGGCTACAGAGTTAGGTTGCTCGGTGATCTATTGCCACCACCACAGCAAAGGTGCTCAAGGGGGCAAAAAATCAATGGACCGGGCCAGCGGTTCGGGCGTATTCGCTCGAGATCCGGACGCTCTTATCGACTTGGTAGAGTTGGACGTCACAGAGGAGTTACTTACTCAACGGATCAACCACACGGCCACTCGGATATACAAAGAGGCCTTGCAAACGTGCAACCTTGGATATTATCAAGATGAAGTGAGCCTTGACGACCTCCAAAGCCCCGCGATCATGCGGACACACTTTGAACAAGCGATTCCAAACGTGCTCGATCGGAAGCCTTGGACAGATAAGATTGAACAAGCCCGTCGAGCGATCGAAATTTCGACAGCGTGGCGCGTGGAAGGAACGCTTCGAGAGTTTGCCAAGTTTAAACCGGTGAATATGTGGTTTTCTTATCCAGTGCATTTTCTGGACGATTCGGGAATTTTGGCCGATATCCAGTTAGATGATACAAACGCTAAAAATTCGCCTTGGAAAAAGAATTTTGACAAGAAAATGACGAAGGAAGAGCGAACTCAAAAGAGAGCTGCAAAACTTGAAACAGCTATCGAGGCCCTTGACGATGGAGTGAGTCCAGTTACAATTGACGATTTAATTGATTATTTTTCCACCGAAGAAAAACCAGTAAGCGAGAAAACAATTCGCCGATGGATCAAAAATAATGGCAATTTTGAGGTGGAAAACAAAGAAATTATAGCAAAAACAGACCCAAAACATGAGGGACACTGAGGGACAACGAGGGACAAACTCGAGGGACACTATCGAAAATGTCCCTCTGATAAAAATGTTTTTGATGGACAAAGTCGAAGGACATTATCGAGTTTGTCCCTAGGGACAAAGTGAGGGACAGGGACAAAGTCGAAGGACAAATTCGAATGTGTCTATCGAAAATGTCCCTGTCCCTACGAGGTCAATTTGAGGGACAAAATGAGGGACAAAGTCGATTATTTATCGAAAATGTCCCTAGGGACAAAACGAGGGACAGAATCTCTCCTCTTCCAGAGGGAGAGATTTAGGAAAATGTCTCTGAGGTCCAAGGGGAACAGGAACAGGAACAGGGGGGCTTAGCTCCCGCCCCCTGTAACCCTGTAACCCTGTCCCCTAACTTGGACTTAGCGCGATAGCGTGGTAAGTAAAAAGAAAATGCAAAAGAAAAAAGTATAAAAAACGAGGTGGCGAAAAATGATTGAGCTCTTTTTGCCGATGGAAAAAATTCCGACGACAACGCACCAGCAAAAAAAAGTAAACGTGAGAAATGGCAAGCCGATTTTTTATGAGCCAGAGGAACTAAAAAACGCTCGAGCAAAATTTGAAAGTTTGCTTGCGCGTCACGTACCACCAGACAAATTGAAAGGACCGATCCGGCTCACTGTCAAATGGTGCTTCCCGATGATTAAGGGAGTACGAACTGGACAGTACAAGACGACCGCACCAGATACGGACAACCTTCAGAAATTGTTTAAGGATTGCATGACCGAGGTGGGGTTTTGGAAAAACGACGCAGAAGTCGCAAGCGAGATCGCTGAGAAGTTTTGGTCTGAGGTCGTGGGGATCTATGTCAGAGTGGAGGAGTGGGACGATGAATTATATACGTTTCTTTAGCGTCGAGCTCCCGGACTTTATGGCTCGAAATAACCAAGTAGCCCAGACTTTGGGCTTCGGTTCCGAGCGTTATTGGTTTTGGACCGTGGACGCGATTGCAGAGATCTGCAAAAAGTACAATGACGACGAACTAGTTGTAAAGCAATTCGGGCTCTTGTTTGAATGGCTCGAGAAACAGGCGGAAGGGGTGGCACAATGAAAGAAAAATCTTATTTCGAGGTTTTGAAAGAAATAGAACGTGATCGTGATAAGTGCAATAAGTACGAACGTTTCGACGTGCAATTATTGCTCGGGTCTATATGTGCGAAACTTGTCGAACAAGTGGAAAAAGACGAGAAAGTAGAATCGATCAACTATACGATACCGATTAGAGATCAAGTATACGATATAACGGTTCGTCGGTTGAAAAAGAGTGAAGGTGGCAACGATGGAATATGTGAAATATGACTCGGAGCAACGCAAGGAGCTACAAAAGAATCTGGAACGCTTGCGACTCAGATACAATCTATCGAAGCAAGAACTTGCGGACGATCTGGGCTGGTCCAGGAATACAATTGATTACTGGATCCGTGGAGATCGCGTACCCGATAAAACAGGAATCGAGGCTATATGCGATTATTTCGGAATCGACGACGTGGAACTATTGGGATCTGAAATGAAAGTCCGCACGTTCGCGTATTATAAAAATGATTCGCTTATCGCGTTCGGTACGATGGACGAAATCGCTGAACAAACTGGGCGGAAGATCGAGTCGTTGCGGAGTCTTCTTTGCAATTCAAAACGATTTAATAAAACAACGAAAACATACATGATCGAGCTCGAAGACGATAGACGATACAAGCTGAAATTTAAGCAGTCGTTCACGGTCGATGAGTTAAATCTAAAAGGGATCGGGTGGTTGCTAAAAAGCCCACTCGTAGAAGTGGAAGAGGTAGAAGCATGAAGTATAAAGTTATTGATTATGTATCAGATGTGCAAGAAGAGCAGACAGGAACTTGTGAATTATGTTTTGGGACTGCTTGGGTTGAAAATGGTTCGATCACCGTTGAGGACGAAAACGGGAAAACTACCGTAATCAGACTTACTTACTGGGACTGGGGAGACTATTACACAATCTATATTGATAATGTGGTGAATTTTTCGGCATGGTTACAAGAAAGAGATGTCGAGCCGATTACCGAAGAAACAAACGCTTGGACGTGGTTGGACGAATTGGTAGAGAAATATAGTGAGGAGCAAGAAGATGAATAAACAAGAGTTGATTGAAAAATATAAAAGCGCTTTGAATAAAGTCCATAAAGTCTATGGAGATTACTACAAAACGGAGGCTTATGAGGAAGTTTTGAAAGATCTGAAACAACTAGACGAACCGCAGAAAGTCCAAGTCCCGCAGTTTGTGGCGGATTGGATTGAAAAAAATAGAGGCAGTCTATTTGGTTTAAATTATGATAGTGTTTCAAGCGAAATATATGATTGGGTCTATGAAGAAGAAGAAGGAAATCTTAAAAAATTACATCTTGCTTGTGCTATCGGCTACACAGTCGAGAAAGAAAAGCGGTATTATGTAAGATTTAAATTCATTGAAGATTCATATAGTTACTTAACCTTGATTAAGCACCTTAACGCTTGGACGTTAACAGAAATAAAAACAGATAAAAAATTTCGTACAGAACACACCCGCAAAGAGCTTGAAGAAGCCGGGTTTGGTTGGGTGTTTGATTGTGAAGGAATTGAATTAGAGGAGGTGGATGATGTCGCTGAATAAAACAAGAAAACGATTGATTGGGAAACTTGAGAATCGGGAACGCAAACTTTTGAATATATCTGAATTTTTGCGAATGTTTGAAGAGAGACTTTTAGAAACCAGAAGAGCAAATCTTGAACGTTTATTAGTTGCTGGATCGCCTTTCAGAGGTGGGAAAGTTTTTGACGGCGTTTCATGGAGGGAGGGTAAGTGATGTTTGTTATTTTTAGAAATAATTTCGAGGAGCGTATTATAAATACCAATCAAATAAATTCAATCTTTCGGGACGAAGATCAAAAAGAACCATACTTTCGTGTCGAATATTTTGGTGGTGGTTTTAATTTTCATTCGATGGAATGGAATGGCATTTTCAAAGGAACGCCAACCTTGTCAGATGTTTGGCTTGCTTTAAGGTATTTTGAGAGAAAAAACGAGGAAAAATAATGGACTTATTAACTGTTATATTCGGGCTCCTATCGCTTGCGTGGCTCGGTGGCCTCGCGGTGATTGGGTTTGCTATGTGGAAAGAAGGACGGGAAAATGACGAATAATGTAAAACTGTTTTGTGCAAATATCGTGTTTGTTCTCTTGGTTTATTTCGGGGCGTGTGTAAATATTGAAGCACGGATTCGGACGTTAGAAACGAGCAACAGCGAGCTACAACAGACAATCAGAACACAAAAGGATGAGCTCAAGAAAGCTGAAGAAAAAAATGTCATGCAAGACGTGATTATAAACAAATTGAACAATGATTATAATTCGCGTATGGCTCAACAATTACAAGAAATTGCCGATGAAAACGGCGTCGGGGGATAGTATGAAAGTTTATGTCGTAAGAAAATATCTAAAACGTACCCGCTGGGATTGTAATCATTCAACTAAGTTTGAAGAGATTGAATTTCAGACAAAAGAAGAGGCACTGGCCTATCGTGATAGTCAGAAAGTCGGAGTTTTCGACGTGTACGAAAGAGAATTTTAGAGCCCGCTTGGGGCTAGAAAGGAGGAGCACTTGCGAATTGAGACAAGATATGGCTATCTTATAGACGCGCTTCGACGCTACCCGTTCGATAAAGAGATAAAAGAGCGAATCGAAGAGATCAGCTTCCCTTATCAAAATTTCGACGAGAATTGGTTTATCAAAAGCAAGTCAGCAAGTAACACGCCGGAGGCTCTTAAGAACGTGATCCTTAAAGAAAACGATCCGGAACTAATTCGGCTGTACACGTTCGCTGAAGCGATAGATGAGTACACGAACGAGTGTGAACCTACAATCTGGGAGGCGATCAAATGCTTATATGTAACACAATCAAAAAACGTCGAAGGCGTGGCCCTCGAGCTGTTTATGTCAAAAAACTCAGTCTATCGAAATATTATCAAACCATTTTTCGAAGGGCTCGAAAAGAAAGTGACAAGTATTTTTTTAAAAAGTCGCTGAAATTTGGGAAAAGTGTTCAAAAAAAGGTGATAAAATTGTATTATCGGGAGATCGAGAGAAACAGAGATCTTCCAGCGGACGACAGGGCCAAGCCAACAGTTACAAGCACGTTTTTACTTTCGTAAAACTTTCCCCGGTTATGGGATCTCCTTATATTTTTTAAAATTTTTTCGTTTCGGCGGTTCGATTCCGCCCGTCCGCTTTTGGTAAGGTTCTTTAGTTCTTCCCCTTGCCAGACATTTCTATACTCTATACTTTTCTTTTCAGTCTCCCCCTATTCCTTTCTGGGGAGGCTGTTTTTTGGTGGTTTAAGTGCAAATCGAAAGAGTCAAAATAGCCGATCTGGTCGAATATGAGGGAAACGCGAAATTGCACCCACAAGAGCAGATCGACAAGATTAAAAAATCGATTCAAGAATTTGGGAATAACGACCCGATAGCGATCGATGAAAATAATATCATCATCGAAGGGCACGGACGCTTACAAGCACTCGAGCAGCTCGGGTACACGGAAGCGGAAGTCATTCGCTTGTCTCATTTATCAGAGGATCAGAAAAAGGCTTATATCTTAGTCCATAACAAGCTAAACATGGACACGGGCTTTGATACCGAAATGTTAAGAGACGAGCTGGACGGGATCTTCAGTGTGGATATGGCAGATTTTGGCTTTGACTTGCAGGAAGATGAAATTTTAAATTTCAGCTCGGAAGTAGAAGAGCAAGAGGAAGAGGAAGAAAAAGAATTTCATAGAGAAACAACAATAAATCAATATAATCTCAATCTATTCGATCCACAGGCCACGGAAGGACGTTTTGAAATGCCCTCACTTCAACCAGTGGATCACGTACCGGAACGCTTGCAAGGCTTTAATTACGTATTAAACAAGCCGGACCACGGCGCGGGAGTGCATTTCTTTCTTGATGATTATCAATTTGAGAGGATATGGCAACGGCCAGAATACTATATCGAGAAATTAAGTGAGTTTGATTGTGTACTAACGCCAGACTTTAGCTTATATATCGATATGCCGGTAGCTATGCAAGTGTGGAACGTGTATCGCTCGAGGTTGATTGGTCAGCTTATGCAAAGATACGGCTATACGGTTATTCCCACGGTCTCGTGGGCGTATTCGGACAGCTTTTCTTTTTGCTTTGACGGTTTGCCGGAGGGAGCTACACTTGCGATCAGCACAATCGGGGTCAAAAACAATAGCGATCAAATGGAATTATGGCGCGATGGAATGGACGTCATGATTGAGCTATTGAAGCCGAAAAGATTGATCGTGTACGGTGGCGCGGTTGAGTATGACTATGGAGATATCGAAGTACACTATTTCGAAAACGAAACGACAGAGAGGTTGAAACATGGGCGGAAGAGGAGCTAAAAGCTCGGGTGGTAAAGGCAAGAAAACGAAAAAAGGCGGACTTGGTGGCGGTGGTGTGAGTAATGCTGGAACGTTGCCACAAAGCACAGAGGCGAAGCTAAACCCGATCCAGATCAGACTGAAGAAGAAATTATTTAGTAACTATCACGAGAAGCGTGAGCAGTGGAAACAAATAGGTTCGAGACAAACTATCAATTATGATAAATCAGACAATCGGATCACTCGAACGCAAGGAGAAGGGCACGTCTCCCGAGTTAGTCGATGGAGAAAAGACACGTATTTCAGAGACTATAAAACAAATAATAAAAGCGCGGTACAGATTCAAAGTGGAAAAATGAAAAAGCGCTGGGCGGAACATTTCAACGAGCACCACAACGCAAGACGTGACGGGTTAAATAACGGTTTTGTAAACGCTCGACGAATCAGAGTGAGGTAAGATCATGGGTGGACGCGGTGCAAGTTCTGGCAGAAGTAAAAAAGGTAAACTATATGGGACAGAATATAAAACGGTCCATGAAGTCGGAAATATCAAGTTTGTTACTCAAAACGGGAGTGGTGGACAAGTGGCCCCTATAGAAACTATGACTAAAGGTAGGGTATACGTATTAGTTGATAAACACACAAATACTTTAAAGAGTATTACTTACAATGACGGCAAAAACAAACGCAATAAACAGATAGACCTAGATCATGAACACAAAAAAATGGTCCCTCATGTTCATCATGGTTATTTTCATAATGAATACGAAGTGAGTAAAAAAGGCGGTACAAATCCGACAACAAAAGAGTGGGCAATGGTTGATAGAGTGACAAAAGAGTGGTATAATTACAATAGAAAACGTAAGAGATAGTATAGAAGGAGTACGCCTTGATAGAGGAAGCCACGGTGCGAATCCGTGTCATTGCGTTGTATCTAGCCCCTTTGTTGGGGCCTTTTGTTTGCCGGAAATAAAATTAGTAACCCCTCTTTTAGATTATAAAACGAAGTCATGAGTATAAAAACTTGTGGCTTTTTTCTTTGAACAGAAAGGAGGTAAGAATTGCCAAGAGATGGAACAGAAAACTTGATTCCGTTTAATGAACGAACAGAGGAAGAGCAGAGAAAGATCCAGAGAAAAGGCGGTATTGCCTCCGGCAAGGCTCGAAGAGAAAAAGCGGACTTAAAAAAGAAAGTCAATCAAATTTTGGAGATGGACGTTTTCAGTCCACAGCTCAAAGAAGCACTCGAGGAAAAGGGGCTAAACGCGACGAACCAGACAGCGATCGCGACGGTCCTTTTGCAAAAGGCTTTAAAAGGCGATATACGAGCGATTGAGCTCTTGGCTAAGATGAACGGCAATGAGGGAACGAAAGACAACCTCGACAAGAAAGAGCAGAAAGAACGAATCAAGGCCCAGCAACTCGAGAACAAGAAACGCGAGCAACAGCTGGAAGGCAATGTCGTTTCAGAAGATAACATGTCCGACTATTTCGACAAGTTGGAAGGAGTGGTCAAAGATGACTCTTGAGGAACTATACAGCCAAAAACAGATTGATATCTTACGGCGCTCGGTTGATCGTGACTGGTACATGATGATTAATCATGGCGCGGTACGGGCCGGAAAAACCAAGCTCGACAATGATCTTTTTTTGATGGAGTTGAAACGGGTCAAGAAAAACGCTGCAAAAGTCGGAGTTCAAAAGCCCATGTACATTTTAGGCGCGGTATCGTCTGGGACGCTTCAAACAAACATATTGCGCGAGATCACGGACGCTTACGGCCACGAATTTCAGTTTGACCGACACGGGAACTTTACCTTATTCGGCGTATACGTTGTAACGACGTTTACGGGGTCCATAGCGGGCCTAAAAGCTATCCGGGGTATGACAGCCTTTGGGGCTTATGTAAACGAGGCCACGCTCGCGAATAAGGAGGTTTTCGACGAAATTCTGAAACGTTGCTCCGGATATGGCGCGCGTATTATATGCGATACCAACCCGGACCACCCCAAGCATTGGTTAAAAGTCGATTATATCGACAAGGCAGACGATGAGAAGATCATCGCGAACCATTTTACAATATTCGATAACACGTTCTTAAATCAACGGTACGTGGAAAACTTGATCGCAACGACGCCCTCGGGTATGTTTACCGAGCGTGGGATATACGGTAAGTGGGTTATCGGTGAAGGCGCGGTCTATCGTGACTTCAAAGAGGAAATGTACGTCAAACGAGCGCCCGAGCATTTCGCGAAGATTTATGCTGGCGTTGACTGGGGGTATGAACACTGGGGCTCGATCGTTGTCATTGGACAAACTGAGGCCGGAGATGTGTACATACTAGAAGAACACGCGCACCAGTACAAGGAAATTGATTTCTGGGTTGACGTTGCAAAAGATATCAAGGCCAGATATGGCGATATCTTTTTCTGGGCAGATAGCGCACGGCCCGAGCACGTCGGACGGTTTAACCGCGAGCGTCTAAAGTGTTTTAATGCTTACAAGTCGGTATTATCTGGGATTGAAGAGGTGGCCAAGCTGATGAAGGGTGGCCGTTTTTTTGTCGTTTCAAATAAGGTACGCAAGTTCAAAGATGAAATATATCAATACGTCTGGAACGAGCGCACAGGCGAACCGCTGAAAGAGCACGACGACGTACTAGACGCGGTAAGATACGCGATTTATTCACAGCACGTATACGACACAAGCAGCACAGTTAAAGAGCGTATGCAAAGCGCGCAATATTATTTCTAAAGGAGGAATAAGGACAAGTGAAATTCCTAAAAGGGAGACGCTTCGACGAGAACGCGAATCGTCAATTCATCATGACGGCCGAAGATTTTGAAACGATCGAATACGAAGGCCAGAAATGGATCGAACGCCTAAAAAACTATATCGGGACGCACAGATCCGAACAGCTGGACCGGTTGAAAGAGCTGAAACGCTATTATCTCGCTGATAATAATATCAAGTACCGCGAGGACAAAAGCGATCCATACAGCGCAGATAATCGAATCGCGAGCGACTGGGCGAAATACATTGCTATCTTTGAACAAGGCTATATGTTGGGGAACCCGGTTGAATACAAAAACGAAAACGCAGAAATTCAAAAACAGATTGACCAGTTCAGCAAGCAAAACAACGAAAAGGACCACAATGTCGCGATCAAGACAGATCTAGCGATCTATGGCCGTGCTTACGAGCTTTTGAACACGTTCCAAGACGAAGATGGTTCGGTCTGGGTAAAACTCTATCGTATGGATCCAGAGCAAACTTTTGTCATTTATGACGACAGCTACGAGCAACGGTCTTTGATGGCTATCAACTATTACTCTATCAGTTACGGCAACGGACATAAACGCGATTTTGTTAAAGTCTATACCAGCAACGCTATTTACGAGTATGTGGACGATAACCAAGACACGGACACGCTTCATCTCAAGGATACGAGCGAGCATTTCTTTAATGGCGTACCAGTAAACGAGTTTAGCAATAACACGGACCGGACAGGGGCGTTTGAAGCTGTACTGGACTCTATCGACGCTTACGACTTGTCACAGTCTGAGCTTGCGAACTTCCAACAAGACAGTAACGAGGCTCTTTTGGTGATCTCGGGGAACCCGTTTACGGGCGTAGAAGATAAGGACTTCATGGAAGACGGTCGCGTCAATCCAAACGGACGTCTTGCGGTATCTCAAGCGTTTAAGAAAGCGAAGATCTTGATCCTCGATGATAACCCGATTCCGGGCGGATCAAGTCCAAACGCGAACTATCTTGTTAAGTCATACGATACAGCCGGAGCGGAGGCGTACAAAGAGCGTCTAGTGAATGATATTTTACGCTTTACCTTCACGCCAGACACGACGGATAACAACTTCGGAGGCGTACAATCGGGCGAAGCGATGAAATATAAGATGATGGCAGCGGACAACTACCGAGGTAAGCAAGAACTCTTGTTTGAAAAAGGTCTTATGCGTCGTTTGCGTCTCGCAGTCAATATCTGGAAGATCAAGGGCAACGATTCCGACAATTACAATCTTATCAATGAGACGGACGTTGTATTTACGCCAAACTTGCCACAAAATGACGCCGAATTAGTCACTATTGCCAAGAATCTCTATGGCGTGGTAAGCGAACAAACAATCGTCGAGATCCTTGAGCAAGTGACCGGGGTCAATGCTGAAGCAGAATTGAAGCGTATGAAAGAAGAGACGGAAAAAGCGCTTGAAATGCTCCCACGAATCGAACCACAAGGCGACGAGGTAGCGACAGATGAAGAAACTGAAGCTAAACAACCATGAGGAATACTGGGAAGCACGCGCCCGTGAGATATTCGAGTACGTTGACCGAAAAGACATAGACTTTTTCGCTGAATTGGAAAAAACTTACCGCAACGAGGCGGTGAGGTTACAAAAGTCGTTGTTTGACTTTTACACAAAGTACGCTGAAGATCATGAACTCACTTACCAAGACGCAACGAAGCGCCTTCGAGGTGAGGATCTGAGCGACTATGTGGATAATGCGGCGCTTTACCGCGAGCAAGCCGAAAAGGATCCAGAGCTATTAAAGCGATTGAACCAACAATACGCGTCAGCTCGAGCGATCAGAATCGAGGCTTTGCAGTTGGAAGCTATTCACAGGCTCGGAGTGCTCACAGGAGCGCTTCATAAGAGCTTCGAGAGGTATTTATTCAACGTCGCAGAATACGCGTACAGAAAGGCTATGGGAGGCCGTACAGGCGCGGTCAATCGTCCAGCGTTTGAAGAGATTATCAAGACGCCCTTTAATGGTCGGAATTATTCCGAGCAACTTTGGGGCAATACTGACAGCCTCGCGCAAAAGTTGAAAGAAGTATTCAAACAAGGCTTCATACGTGGAGATAGCCCGCAAGATATGGCCCGCGAAATTCGGAAAGAATTTAACGTGGCACGGTCCCGAGCCGAAACATTGGTAAGGACCGACGCGACAGCCGTCATAAATCGGGCCACTATCAAGCGTTATCAGAAAGCGGGACTTGAGTATTATAGAATCTTGGTCGTGCTGGACGATCGGACCACTCAAATATGCCGAAGAATCGCGCAAGAGGATAAGCTCTATAAGCTCGAGGACGCTCAAGTCGGGGTGAATATGCCCCCGTTCCATTACAATTGCCGGTCTACGATCATGCCGGACACGAAAGAAATTGGAGAGGAGGAATCGGGTGATTAATATCTGGGATATGGTATCTTACACAGCGGGCCTTTTTTGCTTTGCCTTTCTAGTGGTAGCAGGTTGGGCCGTACTCGCTGGAATGATCGAGGGTATCATAAAGAGTATTAAACAGTCACGAGGTGACAAGAACGAGTGATCGGAGGTGATCCGGTATCTTGACAAGCGGGAATAGACCGCTTTTTTGTTTGTCCAGACTATGCGGAGGACGTTAAAAGCTGCATTGTTTCGTCGCCGGACGTAAAACGAGAACAATCGAGTGACGGCGTAACCGTCGGAGGAAAAATATGTCAGAAAATACACAAGCAGTCGAGACTGAAGCTATTGAGCAAGACGTCACTCAAGAAGAACAAGTCGAGACAAAGCAGGAAAAGGCAGAACGTACCTTTACACGCGCAGAGTTTGGAAAAGCAATCGCAGCCGAAATTGCCAAAGCACGGGCAAGCTGGGAAGCAGAGCAAGCTGAAGCAATCGAAAAGGCCAAAAGCGAAGGCGAACGCCTCGCAAAGCTGACCAAAGACGAACGCGCCAAAGAAGAGGAAGCGAAACGGATCCAAGCGATCGAAGAACGCGAGCGAGCTCTTGCAATTAAAGAAATGCGCGTGGCCACTCAAACGCTATTGAGCGAAGAAGGACTTCCAGGCGAGTTTATTGATTTTGTGATCGATGAGACAGCGGAAGCCACAAAAGAGAAGATCGGCACTTTGCGACAAATCTTTGATAAGGCAGTAGAAACCCGCGTCGACGAACGTTTGACACAGAAAGCACCTCGCAAGGGTACGGGCCCAGTATCTATGACGAAAGCGGAGATCATGGCTATTGAAAACGACGAAGAGCGTCAAGCAATGATTGCTGCAAACATTGGACTATTTAAAAATTAGAAAGGGCTATTAAAATATGGCTGAAACAAAACTAACAACCATGAACGACTTGGGCGAAATTAAATCAATTGATTTTGTCAATAAGTTTTCTAAAAATATCAATGACTTACTTCGACTTTTGGGCGTTACACGTCGCCAAGAGTTGACAAATGACCTCAAGATCCAAACTTACAAATGGACAGCGGACGTTGACACAACTAAAATCGCTGAAGGCGAAACAATTCCACTCTCTAAAATGACACGTGCGAAGGACCAAGAATACACAGTAGAATGGTTCAAGAAACGCCGTGCTGTATCAGCGGAAGCAATCGCACGTCACGGTGCGTCACGCGCTATCACAGAGGCAGATACACGCTTGCTCCGTGAGATTCAAAACGGAATCAAAGACGACTTCTTAGCTTACCTTAAAAAGACTAAAACTAAAGTAACGGGAAAAGGACTTCAACAAGCGCTCGCGAACAGCTGGGGCAAATTGACTACTTTCAATGAGTTCGAAGGATCTCCACTTGTTTCTTTCGTTAACCCGCTAGATGTGGCTGAATACCTCGGAAGTACAGCCGTTGCGTCTGACGCTTCAAACGTGTTTGGATTCACTCTTCTTCAAAACTTCCTCGGTATGCAAAACGTTATTGTTATGCCGTCATGCCCACAAGGCAAGATCTATACAACAGCGGTTGAAAACCTTGTTTTCGCTTACCTAAACGTGGCTGGTGGTGATCTTGGCGGATTGTTTGCGGACTTTACCGACGAAACAGGCTTGATCGGTGTGGCGCGTGATCGTCACTTGAATAACTTGACTTTCGAGTCAGTATTCTTTGGCGCTAACGTTCTCTTTGCTGAAATTCCTGACGGTGTGGTAGAAGCTACAATCCAAGCACCAACTTCAGCGGTAGCAGCCTAGTTTTAGGAGGTTTGAGCGATGACAGCAATCAATATCGATCAAGTAACGGAAGAGCTTCGCTTGCTGAAAGGTATTCCCAAAGCTGACCAAGAACAAGACGATCTTTTGGCCCTTATTGTACGGGATAGCTTCGAGCGTATGATCGCTT